ATAGAACTCCATCGCCTTGCCGCCAGGTGTGGTGCGCGGATCGCCGTAGACCACGCCAGGCTTGAGTCGCATCTGGTTCAGGTACAGGAAGGTCGCGTTGAACTCCTCGCAGTGCTGGGCCATCGCTTTGAGGGTGGTCGAGGTGACGCGGGCCAGGGCCGTGGTGTCGTTCATGGTGTACTCGTCGATCTCCTTCTCCGCTTGCGTCTTGGGCAGTGCGGCGGCAATCGAGTCGAACACGAACAGGATCGGGGCATCGTCCTTGATCGCTTTGCTTTCACGGATGATCTTGCAGGCCTTCGCCGCGATCACGTTGCCCTCCTCCCAGGTCTTGGGCTTCGCGTAAATCCAGTACGGTCGCTCGGACTTGAGCCCGAAGCCTTCCGCCAGGCTCACATCGAACGAGCGCTCCCAGTCGATGAAGCCAGCCACGCCGCCCATCTGTTGCGCTTTGACCATCCAGCTGGTGGCGAGCGCCGTCTTACCGGTCGAGGACTCGCCGAACATCTCGACCATGCGGCCGAAGGGCAGACCACCGTCGTAGCGCCCTGACATGATCTTGTTCAGCGGCGGGAAGCCGGTGTCGATGAAGTTGGTGACCTGCTGGTTGCCGGCGTTGGCGCCGAGCTCCTTGTCCAGCTGGTTGATGAGGTCGGTTACAGATGCCATGAGTTATGCCTCGAATCGTTTGGTGAACACGTCCAGCTGGCGCAGGATGCTGGCAAAGCCGAGCTCCTCGCACAGCTCCTGGAAGCGTTGCTTGTTGAATTGACCCTTGCGGACTTCGACGTTCGCGGGGTCCGGCTTGGGTATCTTGATGAGTTGCATGAGCTTCAGGTTGCGCCCGAAGAGCTTGCGGCCCTCGCCGTTGTAGAGGTTCTTGTGTGCCTTGTACTTGGGCACGAAGGTGCCCTCGTCGCACATCTTCCAGAAGTGGCGCACCGAGCCAAACTCGGCGAGAAACTCCGGTGCGCCCTTTTCCCCGATGCCGCCCACACCGCTGATCACGTCCGAGGTGTCGCCGGTCAGACACTTGCCCTCGAGGAAGGCCATCGGTGTCTTGTAGCCGGTCTTGTCGAACAGGTTTTCGTGGGTGACGATCTTGGCGTCATCGCGCAGGTCACGCCAGGTCACGCCTTTGCGCACCAGTTGAATCCAGTCACCGTCACCGGAGATGAGCACGATCTCGGTGTCAGGCTTGCGCATGAGCTCCGAGACCATGTAGCCCGCCATGTCGTCGGCTTCGTGGGTGAGTACCCTCATCTGCCGAATGCCGAGCGCCTCGACCGCATCACGGATGAACGGCGTCTGCGACTCGTAGCTCGCCTTAATCGCGACCTTCTTGGGGTCGTCGTTGCGGTTGGACTTGTAGTCGGGGTGGATGTCGTAGCGCCAGGTGGCACGACCGTCCCACAGCACGATGGGCGTGTGCTCAGGGTAGAACACGCGCAGTTCGCGCATGATCTTGACGAAGCCGAAGACCGCTTGGGTCTCCTGCCCGCCGATCGAGAGCTTGGTGCCGTACTGACAGGCGTAACCGATGCTGTTGCCATCGATCAAAAGGTATTTGGGCATGGGTCAATCTCCAGACAAAATGAGGCGGTTGCCCGCCTCATTCGTGTTTCGCCTCAGTGGTGACTTAGGCGTCCAGGTCGCCCAGGAGACTGTCCAGATCGTCCTCGAGGGCCGCCTTGCTGGGCTTGGTAGCCACCGCAACGTCGGCGTCTTCGACTTCCGCCGCGACGGTACGACCACCCGAGCCGATCGCCAGCGTGGTCGCGGGCTTGTCGGAGGCGTAACCGATACCGGCAACCGCGCTGATCGCCGACAGTGCCTTGCGCTTCTGCTCGTCGGACTCCTGCACCACGTACTCGTCCAGGTTGGGCAGCTTCGCCAGCGCGGCTTTGGGAACCGCTTGACGCTTGGGCGACACCTGCACGGAGTACTTGGTGTTCAAGCCCTTGCCTTCACGGGTGATGGTGAAGATTTGCGCTTCGCTCGGATCGAAGATGGTCTCGGCCCACTCCTCGACAGCCTCGAGCAACTGGCCAAACGCCGTGGTGGTCAGCTCCAGAATCTGCGGGGTGTTGGGGTCTTCGCTGTCGAGCGCCAGGACGTTGACCAGATGGCGACGGCTGGACTTGGCCTTCTTCAGCAGTTCGACCGTCTCGTCGTCGGAGGCGGCGTGCTGGGCGCGTTGCAGACCCTCGCAGACCGGACAGGGCTTGCCGAAGATCGCTTCGTTGCAGGGGTAGACAGCCTGGATTTCGTCAGCGGCGTTCTTGATGAAGTGCTGTCCGAAGTCGTGATACCACACGTGCTGTTCTTCCGGACGCCAGCCGGCCAGCAGAATGTAGCGGTTGGTTCCAGGTTGGGGTTTGATGGTCTTGTCTTTGGTCTTCAAGGCAGCTTTTTTCTGCTTGAGCATTTCCATCATTTTTTTGGTATCCATTTTTCAGTTTCCTTTTTGAGGTTGGGTTGGTTGGTTTATGCCTTTGGACTTGCGTCGTTCAGCACATACATTATAGCTCATCCGTGACTGATACACGTGCGGCAATAATCAATGTCCCGTGCGTTGCTGGAACGCGGCGGCTGCCCGCTGGGCCACGCTCTCGCGCTCGTCCTGGGCTGCCAGCACTCGGGCGGCACCCTTGAACTCTTCGCGGCGATCGGCACCGAGCTGGATCATCATGTCACGGCGATCTGCCAGGGAGACCGACAGCGCCTTGTTCACTGAGGCGATGGTCTCGGCTTCGATGACGGCGTTCTTGGCGGTGCTCCAGCGCGGGTCGAGCTTGACGGCGTTCTCCACCATCTTCTCGGTGACCTTCTCGCCACCGGCGGCCAGCGCCTTGCGGTGCTCGTCATAAAGTTTAGCTTCCAGCACATCGAAGCGAACTTTCAGCCTCGCATGCTGACCTTCGGCGTTGGCAGCCTGTGCACCGTAGAAGGCGCGAAGACCCGCCTGCTCCATCATCGCCTGGTCCAGCGTGGCTTCGGTGAGCTTGGTGTCCCGGTTGAACTGGTTCACGTCCACGAAGAAGTTGAGCTTGGCTTTCGCGCTGGTCTTGGGCACATCTGCCGAGAATGCGTCGGCATCCGGCGAGCCCATGTCGATGGGTTCTTCCGGCACGGGCACCACGGGCTTCGAGCTTCCGCCAGGCAGGGCGGCGGCAGCTTCCATGACCTTCTTCACGTCCACGACGATTTCGGGAGCGGGCTCTTCAGCCTTGAGCGCGGCGATGTCCGCTTCCAGGTCTTCGAGACTCTCCTCGAGCTTCGGAGCGGGCTTCGCTTTGGGCTTGGTCTCTGCTTTCGGCTTGGGTTCGGGTTCCGGCTCGGGCTCGGGCTCGGGCTCCGGCTGGGCCTCGACCTTCGGTGCGGGCGCTGGGGCCGGCTGACCGATCTCGGCTTCCAGTTCTTCCATCAGCGCGGCGATCTCGTCGTCGTCCACTGCGATAGGGTTGGTCATTGAATACTCCTTCTTGGGTTTGATACGAACCTTGACGCTTTCAGTATAGCGTCACTGATGACTGATTGTTCAGGACAAGATGTCGGCAACTTGCTTGAACACCCCGTCGAGGACTTCTTGCTTGTCCGGATCGAAGCCGATCTGTTGCGGGTTGATACCGGCAACGATGGTGGCGTCGAGCACCGGGTCGTAGAACGATTTGCCTACCACCTCGGATGTGCCGCCCTTCAACCCTGGCACGAAGCGTTTGATAGTGGACGAGCCCAGCGCGATGATGACCGCCGGCTTGATCAGCTCCAGCTCCTTGTTCAACCAGCCCGAGCAGCCATTGATCTGCTCGTTGGTGAGGAACTTGTCGGTCTTCTTTGCCTTGACCAGCGTGGTGTAGTAGCCCTCTGCCACGTTGAGCCCTGCGTTCTTGATGGCCAGTTTGAGGTACTGCGCGGCATCGCCCTCGAGCAGCTTCTCCTTCTTCTCCTCCTGCCAGCTCGGGCAGTCCGACACGACCATGAACTTGACCGTGGTCTTGGCGCGCGGTGCGGGGTGCGGCGAGTCTTTCAAGGAACAGTTGTCGCACTTCTTGAAGTCCTGCACCAGATGAATGATCTTGGCCCGCAGGAACGACTCACCCAGGTCGGTGGTGCGATCGGCTTTGACCGCATCGATGATGAGCCCAGGCATGAGCTCCATCTGGTCCTTGCGCCGGCTGAAGTGCCTGGCTGAGTGTGTGCCTGGCTCGATCTTGGCAAACGCGCCCACCTTGTCCAGGTTCTCCACGACCCGAGCGTTGACCTTGCTGCCAGGCTGGCCAGCGGCAAGCTCGAACTCCTGCTTGCTGTCGAAGTGCCCCTTGATCGGTGCGGTGTCGTCCTCGCCCCAGACCTCCTCGGTGGTCCCATCGCGCTTCTTCTTGATCTTGATAACCTTCCACCCACGGTTGCGCTCGCGCAGCTCCACGATGCGCAGGGCGGTGTTCTCGCTGATGCCCTTGACCGACGAGAACGGCGCCAGGATGGTCTTGTCGTCGGGGATGGTGTATCGCTCGGCGGACAGGTTGATGTCCGGCGGTGAGACCTCGATGCCGGCTTCGCGGGCATCCTTGACCAGACCGGGGAGCTTCTCCTCGTCCACGATCGACATGCACGCCGCGAAGTATTCGGCGGGGTAATGCACCCGCAACCACATCGTCCAGTAGCTGATGATGGAGTATTCGACGGCGTGCGACCGGTTGAAACCGTAGCCTGCGAACGCCTCGATCTTGTCGAAGATGGCCCCTGCGGTGCGCTCCTCCAGACCCGAGGTGGTCTTGCACCCGTCGATCCACTTCTGACGGCTCTCGGCCATCTTGTCCTTGTCCTTCTTGCCCATCGCTTTACGCAGATGGTCGGCTTCAGCACGTGTGAAGCCCGCAAGGTCGACGGCGACCTGCATAACCTGCTCCTGGTAGACGATCACGCTGTTGGTGGCCTCCAGCGCTCGCTCCATGTTGGGGTGGTCGTAGCTCGGGGCCTGAATGCCCTGCTTGATCGCCACGTAGTCATCCATCAGACCTGAGTCCATCGGGCCCGGTCGGTACAGTGCGGTGGCGGCGGTAATATCCTCGAAGGTCAGTGTGCCCCCGACAGCCAGGTCGCGGAGCAGCTTCTTCATCCCTGGGGACTCGAACTGGAACACCCCGGTGGTGTCACCTCGACCGAACGCTTCCATGACCGCCGGCTCCTCGAAGGGCAGCTGGAGGTAGTCCACGTCGATGCCGTGCCGGTCCTTGATGTACTGACGGGCAATCTCCATCACATCGAGCGTGGAGAGGCCCAGAATATCCATCTTGACCAAGCCCCAGTCTTCCACCGTGCGCTTGTCCCAGTTGACCACCGGCGCATCCGATCGGGTCTCGACTACGGCTCGGTTGGTGAGCGGCTCACCGCCGACCACCACACCAGCGGCGTGACGACCGTAGGCGCGCAGAGCGCCCTCCAGGTGCAGAGCGTGGCCCCAGATTTCCGGGTACTCCTCTTTGAACTTGTCGATCTCGGGAACCGCTTTCGCGGCATCGGTGAGACTGAACGACTGACCATGCTCTTTTGGAACGAGCTTGGTAGCGGTCAGCTCGATGCCATTGAGACCGTACATGCGACCAGCGTCACGCAGAGCACTGGCACTCGCTAACGTCGAATAGTTGCTGATGCCTGCCACGCGATCTGCACCGTACTTGGCGGTCAGGTACTCGATCACCAGATGGCGCTTGCTGGACATGAAGTCGAGGTCGGCATCGGGCAGGTCCAGACGTTCGGGGTTGATGAAACGCTCGAAGAGGAGATCGAAGCGGATCGGGTCCACGTCGGTGATGCCGATCAGGTAGGCAACCAGCGAGCCGCCGACCGAACCGCGACCGGGGCCCACGATGATGCCGTTGTTTTTCGCCCACATCACGAGGTCTTCCACCAGGAGGAAGTAACCCGCGAAGCCCATCTTCTTCAACACGCCCAGCTCGTACTGGAGCCGCTCCTGGTAGACCTTGATCTGGGTGTCGTCGGGCTTGTGTCCGAGCACCTCGGTGCCGAAGCGGCGCTTCCAGCCCTCGATGCACTTCTTGCCCAGCGTGACGAACTCGTTGCTGGACATGGTGGGCAGGGACACCGGTTGCTTGTCGAAGGTGTAGGCACAGCGCGCCACCAGCCCCTCGATGTTGCGCAGACCCTGCTGCCAGCCCGACCCGGTGTCGACGCCATCGAACTTGACGATGCGCTTGCGGGCCTCGACGGCTTTCTTGACCAGCTCGTTGGGCTCGGTGATGTAGAAGTCCTTGACGAACTGCTTGGGCCGATACGCCACATCCATCTTAGTGTTGGTGGTGATGCACCGGAGCACCTCCAGCGATTCAGCGGCGTCTGCCGTACGGTAGAACGCCGGATAGGTGGTGAGCAGAGGCATCTGCGCGGCGAGAGCCTCGATGTACGCCACGAGGTTGAGCCGGTCGAACAGCGGCGTGTTGATGGGCACCATCTCCGCGTACACCATGTCCTTGCCGAAGTGCTCCTGCAACTGCTGGATCAGCGTCTGACGATCTGCCATGTGCCAGATGCTGAACAGGTCGCCGGTCGAGATGGCCACGCCCTCGAGCTCCAGCACCTCTTTCATGCCCACGCGAGGCACGTAGTAGAAATACGCCTCGCTGTACGCTTTGGAGAGCAGCTTCATCAGCGATTTGACGCCACGCTCGTCGGTGATGTACGCCTTGAGCATGAACATCGGATTGGGCTTCTCGCGCTCCCCCGATGCTTTGGGTGGCTTGCGGTAGGTGGGGTCTTGGACTACCCGGATGCGGCAACCGATGACGGGCTTCAGACCCGCTTTCTTGCATCGGTTGGAAAAGTCCACGAGCCCGTTCAGACTCATGGTGTCCATGAGCGTGACGGACTCGTAGCCCTTCTCTTTCGCGTCGGCAACCAAGTGCTCGATCTGGAGCATCGACTCGCCGATGCTGAAGTCTGAGCGGCTGCCCAGTAAGTGATTCAAGTTCATCCATTCTCCTTATAGCGTTCCCAGATGGCCACCCACAGGTAGCTGTGACTTCCCTCGCTCGACACGACATACGGAATCGTGACACTGATGCCGTTG